CGCCGGCCGGGTCGTAGCCCTGCAGCATGCTCGCCCGGGCCGCGGCCGCCGGCAGCATCGGGATCGCCTCGGGCGTGCGCAGCGCGTGCGCGAACTGATCGTCGCTGTCCGCCTCCACTTCCTGAATCACCAGCATCTCGCGGTCGAGCGCGCGCTCGTGCGTCTCGGCCGGGAAATCGTCATGCTGGGTATAGTTGGCCGGCTGGGTGCGCGGCGTGTGCCGGCCGATGCGGATCGTCCAGCCGGCGCCCTTGGCGACCGTCGTCGTCACCGTGCCCGGCGCGACGTTGCCGCCGCTCACCGTATAGTCGGCGCCGAGCAGCAGCAGCGATCGAACGCCGGCCGGGTCAAACCGCTCGACGACAAGGTCGGCCGCGGCAATGAACTGGAAACCGGTCGGCCAGTCCTTGGTCGAGCCATTCTCATCATAGCTGACGGGGACGGCGATGTCGGCGACGGTCATGGATTGCCTCCCATGTTGCTCAGTTCAGGCGGCCGGTCCGGCGTCATGTCGCCGGGCTCCCACCAGTATTGCGTGCCAAGATCGTGGGCACGGCGCTCCATCGCGCGCCAGCTCCGGAAATAGGCCGGGTCGGCCGCGGCCTGCCACTGGTCGAGGATGATGCGATCCCACGCCAGGCGCGCGTACCACAGCGAGCCGCCCGGGGTTTCCGATCGCAGCAGCTTCACGAGCTGCCGGTCATAGTCGACCTTCTCGCCCTCGGCCTGCAGCAGCGGCGCTCCGACCACCAGCCCGGCGACGCCGCTCACCGTCGTCGCGCTCGGCCCGAGCAGCGTCTCGCCAAGGCCCTGTCCGCCGCGGTTCTGCGCGCCGAACAGGAAATCGCCATAGATGCCGAGCCCGCCGCCCTGCTGCAGCGCCGCCAGCATGGTCTTGACGTTCAGCGGCCGCGGGTCCTGGCCCTTGAGGATCGCCTTCGCCTCCAGCGCCAGCCAGCCGGCGGCGGTCGCCGACAGCAGGAAGCTCGCGCCATAGAGCGCCTTGTTGAACCCGCCCTGCATCGCCAGCATCCGCGCGCCGTGATCGAACAGGATGGTCAGCGGAAAGCCCTTGAACTGGAACAGCGTTTTGGCCAGCTCGCCCTGCACCGTGCCGGGCCGGCCGAAGCCGGCGACGAACGCGCGCGACCGCACGCCCGGCGTCACCACCGCCATGTCCTGCTCGGTGTAGATCATGCGCATGATCGTGTCGGCCAGCCGGTCGTCGTCGAGCTGGTCGGGATGGAACCACTTCGATCCGTCCGCCGCCGTCACCAGCGGCGCCGCCTGCATCGCCTGCCAGTCCGCCGCGCCAATGCCGTAGCGTTCGAACATCGCGCGGAACCGCGGGTCGAGCTCAAGCCAGCCTTTCGCGCCCAGCTCGTCGGTGATGTGCGAGAGCGTCTCCATGCTGTACGCCATGCGCGAGGCATCGGTGTGCAGCTTCATCCCCGACACCTGCATGACGCCCTCGGCCAGCCGTGCCTGGAACTCGCCGGTCATTTCCTCGCCGAAGAAACGCGCCTGCGTCGAGAAGCCGGCGGCGACCTCGTCGGCGATGAAACCGAACCGCGCCGCCTGCTCGCGGTTGCCGCTCGATGCCAGATAGCTGAGATAGTCGAAGCCGGTCCGGACCGCCGGGATGCCGTTGAACGCGCGGGTCAGCGTCTGCGTCGCCAGATCGGCCGGCAGCGCCGTCACCACCGCGCTGCCCAGCTTGCTCGACACCTGATGCGCGCGCAGCCCGCTGCCGATCAGCCGGATCGCGTTGCGCTCGCCGCGGTTGGCCGCGCCCGACAGCACGCCGAAATAGCCGTCGATCCGGTTCAGCGAGGCCTGCGCGCGCTGCACCGCATCCGATCCGGCGCCGTGCTCCAGCAGCGCCTTGTTCATGATGACATCCTTCAGCCAGCGCACCGTCGCCGCCGGATTGGGGCCAAGGATTTCCATCTGCGCGATGTCGCGGGCAAAGCTGTGCAGCTCGCCCATGATCGCGTCGAACACATTGGGGTTGCCGTATTTCTCGGCGATCGCCAGCCAGTCGTCGGTCGACTTGTAGACGAAGAACCGCCGGTCCTGGCGCTGGTTGGCCAGCTTCATGCCGCCGAACGCGCCTTCCTCGCGCGCTCCGGCGCCCTCGGTGACAATGTCCTGATAGGCCGCCTCGATCGCCGCATCGAGCGCCTCGGGCGTCGGCGCCTGCCCGGTGGACTGGTCGATCATCGCCTCGCGCTTCAGGCGCTGCAGCATGTCGGCCTTGAATTCGGCCATCGGCACCGCCGCCACCTTCGCCGAATCATAGGCCTGCGCGACGCCGCGGTTCTCCAGCCAGCGCACGTTGCCGCCGGCCGCGTTGAACTGCGCGACCTGCAGCTTCTGCATCGCCAGCACCGCCTCGGCCAGCTCGGCCGCCGACTGGTTGCCGGTTTTCTCGCCGCGCATCTCGCGCAGGATGTCGAGCGTGCCGGCGGAATCGCGCACCATGCCGAGCAGGTTGCGGCTGTGCTTCTGCAGCACGCCGTTGATCATCGACAGCGCCTGGCGCCGGCGCCGGATTTCCTGATATTCGGCATTGCCTCGCCGGTAGGGCGCGCGGTCGTCCTTGGCGAAATGCGCCTCGCCCGCCTTGCCCCAGTCGAACTTGCCGGGCCGGCTGCGATAGGTGCCCATCGTCTCCAGCAAATCCTTCTTGACGGTGATGTCGAGCAGCACCTGCCGGCGCTGCTCAAGCACCGCCGCGCTCAACTGCTCGACGGTCTGATGACCGGCCGCGGCGTCGGCCGCATATTGCCCGAAGGCCTGCCGCTGGCGCGTGCGCAGCTTCTCATAGAGCTGCTGCACATAGGCCGCCTGCTCGCGATCGAGCGCGCCCTGCGCGACCAGCTCGGGGATGCAGCGATCGAGGCTCATTCGCCGCCTCCCGGGGTGCCCGGATCGAGGCAGCCGCGCAGCGCGTCGACCGCCGCCTGATTGCGGTCGAGCTGCTCAAGGATTTCCTCGACGGTCCACTCGCGCCCAGCCTCATCGAGCCGGATGCGCATTCCGGTCAGGCCGGCGGCGGCGGCTGCCGCTTGCGGTCCAGCATCTCCTGCACCTTGCGCAATCCCCTCACGCCCCGGGCCGCCTCCTCGCGGAACGGCTCCGCCAGCCGCTCGTCCTGGCTCGCCTTCTCCAGCCGGCGTATCAGCTCCGCCCGCTGCTCGTCCGACATCAGGCCCGGCCGCGGCTTCGGCCCCAGCGGCACCACCCGGGGCCGGCTGCTCAATCCGAACTTCTTCAGCAGCTTCTCGCGCTGCGGGTCGCTCGTCGATGGCGTAGGGGAATCCGGGGGCGTCGCCATAGTCTGCATCCTCTATCATGAACCCGGCGTCGCGCAAGCGATCGCGCTCCACGGCCTCGATCGCCTGCGCCAGCGCGGTTTCCGGATCGTCGCCGGCCAGCCGGTGCTCGATCGCCAGCTCGACCGCCTCCATCGACACGTCGTCCGGCCCGAAGCCATGTTCGTCGAGCATCGCCGTCAGCTCGCCATAGGCCTCGTTGCCGGCATAGTCGGCCGCCTGCGCCTGCTCCTGCTCACGCGCCAGCGCCTCGGCCTCGGGATGATAGACCTCGCCGGCCTGCTTCATCTCCTGCCCGCGGCGCCGCTTGGGTTTCGGCTCGCCGGGCTTGCGTTTGGGCGCCCGGACGCCCTTCTTCTGCGCCCGCGCGGCGAATGAGGCGCGCTCGATGAGCTGCAGCACTTCATCCTCCAGCGGCCGGTCCACCACCGACGGCGGCCCGAACCATCCGGCTTCCCACAGCGCCTCGCCAAGATCGTCGATCGACTGGCCGCCGGGCCGGATCAGCGGACCGACGCCGGGGATCAGCCGCTGCAGGTTGCGCTTGTCGATCAGGCCATGCCCCTCATCGTCGCGGATGCCGCCCATCTCGGCGATCACCCGCAGCAGCGGCTTGGGCTGGCCGTTCCTGAACACCGGCCCCGGCATCGCCACGCCCTCGCGCTGCAGCGCCGCGCGCGCCGGCCACGCCAGCGGCGGCTCGGCCGGTGGGGCAGTTCCGATTTCTTCACGCGACGGCCTGGCACCAGTCGTCGGTTCCGCTGCCCCGGTCGGAGCGGCCTCGGCCTCGGCAATTTCCGTCGCGACCGGATGGGCGCCAGGCAGGTCGGCGGGGATCGCCCGCGCCGGCGTGTTGGCGAGCGCGAAGGCATAGGCGAACGGCTCCGGTGTCAGCGATCGCAGGCCCTCGTTCTTTTCGTCGCGCCCGCGCAGCTTGTGCATCTTCGACCCCTCGGCCGGATGCACGTTGGCGGTCGGCAGCACTGGCTCGAAATCGCCCCACAGGTGCGTGCGCTTGGTATAGGGCGAGCCGAAATGATGCGGCTGCATCACCAGCAACGGCTTGGGCAGGCCGGTCAGGCGCTCGATCCGGCCGGCCGGGTTCTCGATCACGAAGAAGGTATCGGGCTCCAGCCGGGCGATCATCTCCTCGGTGATGAGCACCAGCGTCTGGTTATATTCGACCGGCGTGTCGAACATCTGCGCGGCCTTGGCGCCCCACATGCGGGTGACCGCATTGTCCCAAACTCGATCGTGCCGGGTCGATTGCCAGCGCGCGCCCGAATTGGTGAACGTCGTGCAGGGCGGCTGCGCGATCACGCCGCGGATGCGCGCGCCCTCGGCGACCATCTCGTCCAGCTCATCGAGGATGGACTGGAAATCCTCCATCAGATCATGACCGCGCTTCAGGTCGAAGCGGATCACGGTCATGCCCATTTCCTCATAGGGCCTTGAGAAAATGCCCGACGCGTCGAACAGCGACACGACGACGTCATTCTCGTCGAACTGGCCGGACGCGCGGATGCGCTCGACCTCGGCCTTCCACTCGGCCAGCCGCGCATCGGCCACCGCCTGCGGCAGCTCCGGGCCGACATAATGCTCGGTGTGGAACGTGCGCGGCGGCGCCGGCACCACGGTGCTCGGCTCGACCGGCTTGATCTCCTTCAGCTCCGGCTCGCCCTTGTCGACGAAGGTGATCTTGCCGGCCTTGATCAGCCGCTGCACTTCCTTGTCGGGATCGGCGCCGTCGAGGATGGCGTTCGCCAGCTCGTCGTGCGTCGCATCGCTATATTCGCCGATCAGCTTGCGCCCCTCGACGCGCACCGCCTGATCGTCGATCGCCCGCCGGATCGCCTCGCCGGCATCGGCCAGCGCCTGCTCGCCTTCATCGGTCGACGGCACCGCCAGCCAGTCCTCGGCGCCCAGCTCCTTGAGCCGCGCCCTGGCGTCGTCGGCCGTCGCCACCGGCTCGACCGTGCCGTCGCCGCGCACCAGCTCATAGCCGCCACCCTCGGCCAGCCGCACGTCGATCCGCTCGCCGGCGGCGATGAATTCCTGCGCCGGCACCATGCCAAGATCGAGCGCCGACACCATGCCCGGCGGGAACAGCGTCTCGCGAACGCCCGGCGCCGGCGCCGCCTCGCGCACCGTCGGCGCGAGCCACCCCATCGCCTCGGCATATCCTTCCGGATAGTTGTCGGGATCAAAATCCTCCGGCATCGGCTCGTCCGGATACCGCACCATGAAGCCCGGTTCGTCCGGCTCGAATCCGAAACGCTGATAGAATTCGACGTTCCTCGGCTGCTCCGGCTTGACATAGACGGCCAGGCGCAGCTCGTCGGCGCGCTCGGCCAGCCTTTCCATGACGCGCGTGCCCGCGCCTGTCCCGGTCGTGCGCGCATAAAGATCGGTCAGTTCGACCGCGACCGGCGGCAGGTCCGTTTCGCCAAGCCCGCCCATCCCATCGCGAATCTGGATCACCAGATCGACGCCCTGCTCATCGGCAAAGGCCTTCATTTCCTCGGCGAACGCGCGACCCGCCGCGCCGACGTCATCGGCCGCCGGCGCCGCCGGCGCCGCCGCCTCCGGCGCCTCCGGCAGTCTGATCGACTGCACCCGCGACAGGTCCGTCGTTTCCCGCCCGCGACGCGCTCCCGTTACCCGCTCGCCCTTCAGCTCCTTCAGCTCGGGTGCCACTTCATGCAGCCGCCGCATTATGTCGCGGACTTGCGCCGCGCCGAGCGCGCCGGGGCCGGGACCGGCAATGTCGATGCTGCCGACGCCATCCTCGTCAATGTGGACGGTCGCCGCAATCTCGCCGCCATATCCCATTTCGATCAGCGTCGTGCCGTCTGACAGCTCAGTCCGGTAGATACTCAACTCACCGGTCACCCGCTCGGCCGCCTCCAGCTCCATGCGCAGGTCGTGCTCAAGGCTGGCCGTCTGCAGCTCGGGACCGTCGCCGCCCGGCTCCACCCAGCGGTCCAGCTCGTGCGGATCGGCGCCGGTCGGCAGCGTGTCGTCGATCAGATCGTTCGCCACGTCCGGCGGCTGCCGGCCGGCGGTGCGGCGGGCGAGGATGCGATCGCGGAGTTGCTGCTCGGAAAGGCCGCGGATGCCGGCCGCCTCCAGCGCCTGCAGCTCGGCATAATATTCGTCGGCGAAAATCTCCGGCCGGCGCCCGGCCGCGACCGCCAGCAAATCCTCGCGGCCGGTGACGTGGCCGATTTCCTCCATCAGCACCGTCGACAGCGCGTCGGAATTGGCCAGATCGTCCGCCACATCGGCCGCCGGCCGCGGCGTGCCCTTCGCACCGACGCGGAACCGCGGGCCATAATCGAGCAGCTTGATGCCGCCCTTCTGCGCCGCCATCAGCAGCCTGCGGTCGCTGGAGTCGTAGAGCTGGCCCATGTCCTCGCCGGCCTCGGCGATGCGCGCCAGGCGCTGCTCAAGCCGGGCCAGCGCATCATCGGGGCTCGCCGGCGGCGGCGTCGCGCGGGCCGCCAGCATCTCGTTCGTCGGCGCCTCGGCGGTGCCGATCGGATAGACCGGCCCGGCCTCGGCGCCGCGCAGCTCCGCTTCAAGCGCCTCCTGCGCCAGCCGGTGCTCCAGCGGGTCGGCGAACTGATCCGGGTCGAGCTGCGGGAATTCCTCGACCGACGCGACATCCGGCGCCTCGGGCGCCATGCCGGCCGGGAACGCCGGCCGCTCCACGTCCGGCGCCGCCGCCTCGCCCTCGGGCAGCGGCTCCGCGCCGGGCTCGATCTCGCCGCGCTCGCGGCCCAGCGCCGCCGCGCCGCGCCTCAGATCGCCCTCGGTTTCCGCGCCCTTCGCCGGCCGCATGAACTTCTTGATGTAGGCATCGAGCACCTGCGTCTCGTCGCCCGCGGCCAGCACATGGCGGCCGCCATGGTCGCCGCCCTGCAGCTCCCAGTGCAGGAACTCGAGCTGCTGCTGGCGGGTCGGATTGGGGCCATAGCGGCGGTGCAGCTCGGCCTTGCGGCTGCCGAGCCACTGGCCGAGCCCCTGCGCGCCTGAATCGGGATTGATCGCCGTGTGATCGCCGCCGCGGGACTCGGCGGCGATGCCCGCCGCGATGCCACGCGCCTGCGCCTCGCTATAGCCCTTGCCGAGAAAGAACTGGACGATGTCGGCCGGCAGCGTCGGCGTCACCCGATGCGGCCGCGGCGCCCGGTGCGTCGGCGCCTGCGGCGTGCCGGCCGCGACCGAATTCGGCCCCAGCGTCTCGCGGATCGCCGCGTCGGTGCGCGCCACATGCTGCGCCGAGCCATCCGGCCCGGTGAACGGATTGGCCTCGGCGATGTCGCTGGTGCGGTTGACGACGTTGGTCGCGGCGCGCTGCTCGGGCGTCAGATTGTCGCCCATCAGGTCGTTGACCGTGTCGGCCAGCGCGCGGCTGCGCACCGTGCCGGCGCGGCGCCGGCGCCATACCTGGCCGCCCAGCTCGACGCCGCCCTCCAGCACGCCGCCAAGGATCGCATCGACGGTGACGTCGAGCGCCGCGTCGATCGCGCCATATTCCATGCCGGCTGCCTCGGCATCGACCATCGTCGGGGCAATCAGCGCCGCGCTCATCGCCGCATTGGTCGCCGCCCCGCGCAGCGTCGCCGACAGCACCGCCCGGCCGCCAGTCAGCCCGGCCGCCGCCTCGCCGCCGATCGGGATGTAATTGATCGGGTCAGTCAGCCCATAGGCCAGCGCACCGCCGATCTGCGCGGTGAACGGCGAATCCTTCATCATCAGGTCGAGCCGCGCCGTCTCGCGCCGCCGCTCGCCTTGCGCCCATGACTGCATCGTCACGCCGTCGACCACGCCGGGCATGTCGATCAGCAGCCCGCGCCGGTGCAGCTCGCGCACGCCCTGCCAGTAGGTATCGGCCTGCGCGACGATCTGCCTGGCCCACGCATTGTTCGGATTGACCGCGAGCTGCCGGCGCGCGACCGACTCCTGATAGGGATAGACGACCGCCGGCATTCCGGCCTTGGCCCGCGCCTTGTCGATCCGGTCGTGCCCCTCGCCGACCATCGCCGACTGATTGCGCCCATAGTCGGGCGCCACGCCGGCGCGCTGGAACGAAAGCCGGGCGGTGTCGAACCACGGCAGCGGCGAGGCCTGCGCGCCCTCTGGGCTGACCGGGTTCATCTGCAGGACGGACGTCGGGCCGGCCATTTACTGGAATCCGCTTCGCTTCAAATCGCGCATGCCGCGGTTGACCGCATCCTGCGGCAGCGGCGGGAAATAGGGTTTCGCCTTCCAGATTTCGAATTTCAGCGGCCAGCCGTTCTTGCCGAGCACCGCATTGCCATCGGCGTCGCGCCACTCATATTTGCCTTCACCCTTGACGTTCACGAGCTGGAAATTGCGGCGCAGCTCGTTCCACGAAATATAGCGGCCGCCGACATAGGCCTCGGACAGACCATCGAGCGGCTGCCAGTAACGCCGGTCGAAATCCTCCGCCGTCATGCTGCCCGGCAGCGCGATCGTGCCCTCGTTGACGACGTGCAGCCCGCCCTGCCGCTTCTGCGAGTATTCACCGCCCAGCGCCAGGCGCGCCGCCTCATTACCGATTGCGTCGGTATATTGGCCGGCGCCGCTCTGGCGGATCAGCGCCCGCGCGATCGACACCGCGGTCTGCTCGATCGCCGAGCCCTGCACGGCGCTCGCCCCCCTGAAGGCCTGCCGGATGCCGGCGAGCTGCTCGTGCATCTCCTCCTCAAGCGGGATGTCGTCGGCCGGCGTCTTTTCCTTGGCGACCTTGCGGCCGGCCAGCGCGAGCTGCTGCGAATGCCCCTCCAGCGTCGCGGCGATCTGGAACACCGGATCGCCCGGTGCGATGTCCACCGCCGACGAATAGGCCGCCTCCGGCGAGAATTTGCTGATGTAGGCCAGCACCTGCTGCTGGCCGCCTTCGCCCGACGCCATCATGTCCTGCAACAGCTTGAGATGCTCGCCATAGACGAACCGCGGGAACTTGCCGTGCGTCTTGCTCCAGGCGATGATGTTGCCCTCGTAGAGCGCGACTTCCTGCTGCGTCGCGGTGCGCAGGTCCGGCGGCACGAAATAGGGCACCGCCTTCTCGACCTCGTTCAGCCGGCCGACCAGCGCGTCGCGCGTGAACACCGCGCCGCGATCGCGCTTCTTCCACTCCTCGGTCGCCTCCAGTTTCTCGATCTGCGCGCGCACCTGCATCGGCGTCGCGTTGGGCGGGATCGTCTCCAGCACCAGCGCCGCCTGCCGGGCGATCTGCAGGTCGACCACCCGGCTCTTGTCAGCCGCCTGCTCGGCCTCGGCGATCTGCCGGTCGATCGTCGCCAGCTCGACATGCACGCCCTTCTCGACCAGCTTGACCGTCTCGCTCCACGCATCGCGCTGCGCCGTCAGCGCCGTCGAGGCGGCCGATTTCTTCGCATTCTCGGCGCGCAGGATCGCCGCCTCGGCGCGGTCGCGCAGCGGGCCGATCACCTTGTCGTCGAGCGTGCCGGCATAGGCGCCGCTGTCCAGCTCGGCGAGCTGCTGTTCGGGCGGCAGGCTGTCGATATATTCGCTGGCGAGCAGGCTGCCGACCGTCGCCTTGGCCTTGCGCTTGTCCTCATCGGTTCCCGACGCCGCATCTATCGCGGCATATTGCGAATTGATGTGCGCGAAGGCCTGATCGCGCGTCGTGCCCGGCGTGCGGATCACCGCGCCGGTGAAGCGCACGCCATCGTCAATGTCCTGCCATTGCGCCGCCACCCGCCGGCCGGCCTGAAACGCCTCGGCGCGAAGGTTCATGCTGCCGGCATCGCCGGCCAGATCGACGTCCATCCGCTCGCGCACCCGCGGATTGGCGATCGCGGAGAGCACTTCGCGCGAGCGGTCGCCGTACCATTTGCGATAGCCCTCGGCATGGCCCGCGCCGGCCGGCGCCGGGTTGGTTTCCATGTCCAGCGCCTTCTTGCGCGCCTCCAGCTTGAACTCGGCGACCGCCTTGGTGCCGGCGGCGAAATCGCTTTCATATTGCCGCTGCGCTTCCAGCTCCTTCGCCTCGACATTGGCCCGGTGCAGCACGCCGCCGAGCTGGGCCGCTGACCGACCGATGCCCGCGCCGAATGCTTCCGGCGAGACACCGGTCAGCCGCGCCGCCCCGCCGGCATCCACCTGGCTCTCGTAGCGACGTTCCTGCGGTGCGCGTGCCATCCCCTATTTCCTGCTGAAGCCCGGCCCGGAATCAGGCACCACAACCTTGATGCGGCCGCTCCGGCCGGTGCCATATCTGCCGGCCTGCTGCGCATAGTCGGCCTTCATGCCGGCCGCCGCGGCCGCCGCCCCGGTCAGCCCGCCGACCAGCGCCGAGACACCCTCCATCTTCGCCGCCTTGGCCTGCTGGCGCTGCTGGGCCGCGGCGGACTGCGCCTTTCGCCGCACGTTGAGGATGTCCATCTCGGCATTGACCGCGCTCTCTCGCAGCGAATCGAGCGCCGTGCCGGTGCCGATCTGAAAGCCGCTCTCGGCCTGTGCGCCGACCTGCTGGCCCATCGCCATCCGGGCCGCGCGGCGCACTTCCTGCTCCTGTGCCACGCCCTCCAGCTCGGCCTGCCGCGCATTCTGTTTCGCCGCCGCGGCGTTCGCCTGGCCCGACCGGAAACCGGCCACGCCCTGCACCAGCGAGCCGGCGATCATCAGCGGAGCGGCGGCCTGCATCAGTTGATCCTTTCCAGCAGCATGTGCGGCCGGCCTTCCGGCCCCCACTTGCGCAGCACCCGGCCGTTGCCGAAGCCGAGCAGCCGCGCCCACAGGAATTCGGACGGCACATCCATCCGGGTGATGCACTCGATCCGGCTATAGGGCGCCTCGGCGATGCGATCGCGCGCGAACCGGGTGATCGCCACATGGCCGGCGCCGAGATTGGCGGCGAGGATCGCCCACGCCACCGCATGGCCGCCGGTCAGCGGCGGATTGGGCGGCCACAGCAGCTTGAAGCCGCCGCAGCACAGGATGCGCCCGCCCCGGCCGATCGCGGTCCAAGCCGGCCCGCCGAGCAGCATGTCCAGCCCATCCTCGATGTTGAGCACCGGCCGGTTGACGCCAAGGCAGATGTGCTGGCTCGTCTGCAGGCAGATATGGATCGCATCGCCCGGCAGGAAATCGCGGAACGTCACCGCCTCGGGGATGCGCGCCGGCATGTTCATGACGCACCTTCGAAGGTCATGGTCGGCATGTGCGCAACGACGGTGCAGGGCAGCGGATCGTCGGAGATGATCGTGCCCTGACCGTCGCGCTCCCAGCGGCCACCCAGCGCGCGGCTGGTCGTGTCGCCGGAGAAAAGCGGAATCGGCTCATCCATCGGCGCGGATGCCGGCCGGTTGATGACATATTCGCTGCGGCCGTTGCCCGGGTCGACCTTGACGCCCAGCGTGTCGAGCAGCCGCAGCACGATCGAGGCCAGCCGCTTGCGCTTGCCCTGCACCGTGCCGGAGCCGGTGCGGATCTCGGGTCGCATCCACTTCAGCCGTGCCTGGAACGGCATGCCGAACGTCACCTTGCCCGGCGGCGCCGAAAGGTGCGGCGTCAGGTCGAGCACGCCGCCGGCCGAGACGGCGACCGGCGGCAGCACCGCGCCGTCGGCCAGCACCGCCACCGTGCGGCCGGCCAGCCACGTCGCGCCGCTGATGACCAGCCCGGCCGGCGCCTCGACGGTGACGCCGGAATCGACGAAGAAGGCATCGGCGAGCTGCGTCTCATTCTCCTCCCACCATGGCGCCTGCATCTCGATCGACTTGCCGCCGCCGGGCGCGGTCACCAGCAGCCAGAATTCATCCGTCTCGCCCATGCCGCCGGGCAGCGCGACCGCGCTCTGGACCGCGCCGCCGCCGTGCTGCGCGCGGGCAAAGCCGCGCACTTCCTGCTCGGGCACATGCGGATGCAGCGCCAGCACGCCGTCCATCCGCACGATCCAGACCATTTCTTCCGGCTCCTGCTGATAGGCGAGCTGCCGGGTGCCGGACTTCAGGATGTGCCGCTGCCAGATGGCGATGTTGGGCGCCTCGTAGCGGTCCGACTCCAGCGAGTAATTCGCCTCGCGGACCTTGCGGCCGTTCTTCTGCACGAACAGCGTCGACGTGCCGGTCTGCACCGGCTCGACCGGCGAGGCGCCGAAATGACTTTGCGGCACGCATTCGATATTCGAGCCCGAGAAGATTTCGCCGCTGTTGGTCTTGCGGATCACATATTCGCCGTCGGCGGTGCCGACGAGGATGGTGTCGCGGTCGACCTTGGCCCACAGCACCGGATTGGAAATGTCGAGCCGGCGCCGGAACGCCATGTCCGGCGCCAGATCGCCATTTTCGTCATAGGGCGCCATGTTGACCCGGCCGCCGCCATAGTCGCCGACGACGCTGCCCATGATTTCGAAATCGGTGAAGAAGATCAGCCGGCCAAAGCCGAGCAGCACGATCTTGGGCCAGCCGGCCGCGTCCGACACCGCCGGCAGCGCCCAGCGCGACGACGGCACCGTCAGCAGGGAATCGGCGAACGCGCGGGTGACGGTGACCGTCGCCGTCGTGCCGCCGCCGCCGACCGCGGTGATCGTGCCGATGCCGAACCGGTCATATTGATAGGTCCAGGCGACGCCGTAAGGCCCCTTGCCATTGACGTCGACGCCGACGCCCGAGCCGTCATGCTCGGTTCCGCTGGTGTGGGTCGGCTGCACCGATCCGCTGCGGCCCGAGCTCGCGGCGAGATAGACCCGGGATTCGGACCGGCACTTGCTGGTGCCCGACACCACCCCGTCGATCCCCGGCTCCCACGCGCGGATGTTGGAAAAATCCATCGCCTCGACCTGCACCGGCGAGCCGATCATGCCGGCGGTGAAGATCGCCGAGCTGGCGGTGATCGTCGCCACGCCGCCGACCGCCAGCGCGCCGGACAGCGTCACGGTTTTGGCCGGATCGGTATTGCCGTCGGCGAACGGTCCGCTGATGAGCTGCAGGTCGGCGTGGCTGAACGTCGTCGCGGTCAGCCGCGTCAGCGCCGCCGGCGGATGCGCGCGGTGCGCCAGATAGAGCCGGTCGAAGCTCTGCTGGGAAATGATCTCCGGCGCCTGCGCCGCGGTGTAGGGCACCGCCAGCTCATAGGCGACGCCGGAGCCAGGCGCGGTTTCGACCACGCCGCCATTGGTGAAGAAGCGCAGCTTGGCCTCGCCCCACTCGATCACATAGGCCTGCGTGCGGCTGAACACGAACCGCGTCAGCCATGTCGTCGCCGCCATCGCATCGCGCACGAACCGGAAGCCCGGCCGCTTGATCGCCGGCCCCTCGATCGTCGGCACGAAATTGAACATCTCGGCCGCGGCGATCGCATAGATGCCCTGATCGACACGGCCCTCCAGCCGCGGCGACAGCTCGCCGCCGTTGTAGCTGGTCTGCATCGCCGCGACGGTCATACATTCGGCACTCCCGGCGAGCTGCCGCCCCAGCGCGCCGTTATCCAGTCATCTTCATAGGGGATGGTCGGCGGGTTCTCGACCGCATCGGCACCGGTCGCCTTGCCGATCGCCGCGCGATAGCCGCTCCAGCAGTCCGCCTTGCGGTTGCGATCGCCGGTGATCCGCTCGGCGATCTGATAGGCCAGGCGGTGCGCGAAGGCATTGACGAACGTCGCGTCCCACTGGCCGGTTTCCGGCACGTCGCGCACATAGCGGATGAAGATCGGGCCGGCGACGTCGGCGAGGATGCGGTTGCTCTCCAGACTGTAGCTGTCGCGCAGCATCGGCGGGTTGATGACCTCGACCAGCCGCAGCCACCCGTCCGGCATGTTATAGGCATAGGCATAGGGATGGATGTCACCGGGCGGGATGCCATGGACGCTGCCCAGCTCGGCGCGCAGCGTCGCGAAATTCCACTCGCCCTCGCGCAGCACCGCCTCGCGCACGACGTCCCACACCGCCTTGATGGTCCGCGCGGCGTGGGTATCGTCCTCGGGATCGGTGAGCTGGTCGTCCTCGCCGAGCAGGGAGAGCGCCTGATTGGAAATGGTGACACGGTCGGCCACGGCAGCCTCCCGCGCTTAAAGGAACGGCAGCGTCTTGTTCTGATGGATGAAGGCATCCAGCTCCTTCAGCAGCAGCCGCGCCTGGCCCTTGGTCATGCCGGTGATGTCGATGTTCAGTTCCATCGCATCGGAGCCGGCGATCGCGCTGCCGGCCGAAACCACGACATCCTTCTGATGCTGGCCTTCCTTGATGGTCAGTTTGGTCGTTGCCATGCCCGTTGCCTCCTTTGCGAAAATGGGCCGGCGGAGCGTCCGCAGGGGGGGCTTTGGGGAAGCGCCCCGCCGGCTGCAGCCTGCGGTTCAGGCCGCGGTTCTGTAGTGAATCTCGACCGTCATCGAGCCGGCGCCGGGCAGGGCCCCCACGGCGGTGGTGAGCCACAGCTCCTCGGGTGACGAGAGCGGCGGATCGTCCTTCGCCGTCGCCTTGATGCCGAGCGCCACCTGAACGTCCGGCGTCGTGTTCGCCGCCAGCGCCGAGTATTTCGCCGGGGACGCCTTGGTGCCGAGCGACATGGTAGTTGTGCCGGTCGTCGCGCTGACCGTCACAAAGGCACTCTCAAGACTCGCGCCGATCGGCAGCGTGCCGCAGAACAGCTGGCTGCCCGACGCCTGCGCGGCGAACGTGAACTGCTCGACGATGGTGCGGCGCTTGGCGCCGACCAGACCCGGCCCGGGCATCTGCTGCGGGTTGGTGCCGCTCTTGGCAGCGGCGAACGTGGAACCGTAGAAATCAGCCATTTCGATACTCCTTTCCAGAGGCCGCCCGGCTCATGCCCGCTTGTTGAGGATGTAGCCGACCTTGCCGCTGTCGGTGCGGGTCGTGCCGCCGCAGAACGACGCATAGACCTGCTTGCTGAAGTGCTTTGCCGGCAGCGCGTCGATCGACGTGAACAGGTCCCACCATGTCGATCGGACCATCCCGCTCTTTTTCCAGAACGGCGTCTTGCGGTTGCCGCCGCCGGCATCGACCAGCGCCGCATTCCAGTAGAGCGGGTTTTCGCTCTCCAGCTCGACGAAGGTGAAGCCGAACAGCCGCCGCAGCTGGCCCTCGCGAATCTCGACGCCGGAGGCGCCGAAATCGGCCGACGTGACGACCAGCTCGTCGAGCAGGCTCATCTTGTCGTCCGCGGTGACCACCATATAGGCCACCTCGCTGGCGTCATTGTACGCCTGGCCCAGCATCTTCGCCGCGGCCTTGACCTTGGCGAGATTGAGGCCCGTGGCGGCCGCCGCTCCGACATCGACCGCGATCACGTTGGCGACGGGGAACACCACCGATGTCGTGCCGGACTTGCCGGACAGCATCGTGCCGAAGAAGCCGCCGATCACGGCGTCGTCCTTGGCCCGGTTGATGGTCGCCCGCGCGGTCATCATGTAACCGCTGTCGAGCTGGATCATGGCCTGGACCTGATCGTTCTTGTCGGCCAGCTCGGCATAATAATCGAAGTCCGGCTTGGCGATCCACACCCGCTCGTGCCCGGTGTTGGCATATTGGGTGTCGCCGTGCCGGCCATCGGCCGAGCCCTTCATCGACTTGACCTGACCGATGATGTCCTCCAGCTCGCGCAGCTCGTTGCCGGGGCCGCCCTTTTCATCGAGCAGCGGCCACAGCAGCGCCTGATTCTGCTGGAGCGCGAGGCGCATGTTGTTGTTGAAGGTGGTGACGAATGTCGTCGGAACTTGGCTGGACATCGCTGCCCTCCGTAACTTGACGTTGAAGCCTAGTTCGAAGGGCTTGGGGACCTTGGCGGTCCGGCCATTCTATCGTTTACCGCCTGCGATCGGCGGGAGTTTCCGCTCCGGGGACCGGGGCCACTATCGGCTTGGCCGGCACTCCTGATCCGGGACCCATTAGCGTCACGCCCGGCCGTGACTGATCCATGTTATGCGCCTCGCCGAAAGAGTCGTCAATCGGTCACATTGAGCGCCAACAGCATGCGGGTGCGCAGATCGTTGAGCACGATCTCGACCAGCTCGTACCTCGGAATCGTGCCGCCCAGTTCGGCCGCACGATCCTCCACGGCCTTGACCAGCACGCAGGCCTGCACCGCGACGACTTGGCCGCCGATGCTCGACACTTCATTGCTGGTGCAGCCGGCCGCAAGGAGCCGATCGAGCCCTTCGGCAAGGTTCTCCGCGAACGTCTTGATCAGCGGCTCGGCCAGCACCGCCGCCACACCGCGCATCGGCTCATGCAGCGGATCGATGCCGGCGCGGGACGGACCGCCCTTCATGCCGGCAGCAGCTCCATCGCCGCCGCGGTGCGCTGATCCATCTCGGCCTGCGCGCCGGCCGGATCGGGGTCGATGTCGACCATCGCCTGCAGGTGCGGCAGGCCGGATTCGATGCTGTCGACGACCTCGGCGCGCGTCGCCGGCCGACCCTCACAATACCATTCGATCGCGTGCGGCTTGCCGATGTCGAACAGGGTGCCGGCGCCGACCGGCCCGTCGGCGCGCACCGTATACGGCCGGCCGCGACCCTTGACGATCCAGACCAGCGTCACGCCGGGATTGCGGTCGAGCATGACGCCCGCCGCGCCATTGGGTCCCGCGCCGCCATATTTCTCGCTCGGCACCCGGCGCATCCGCGGGTTGGCGAGGAACGGGCAGTTGCGCGCCGAGAAGCGCGCGCATTCCAGATGGCTCGGCGGCTCCGCGCTGGTGAGATTGATCGCGCACATCGGCCCGATCACGAAGGCCGACAGCCGCCCCAGCTCGCCGCCGCACACCCAGCAGCGGCCCTGCCGGATCGCCCGCACCATCCTGTCGCCATCCATCGCCGGGAACACCGGCTCGCCGTCGAGCCACTTGACGAACCACGGCACCGGAAACCCGCGCCGATCGACGGGCAGACGCCGCATCTTCGCCGGCAGGTCGGGGAATCGACTCATTGCTTCGCCTCCGTCGTCGGGGCCGTCTTAGCGCGGAACTCGGGCGTGAGCGAGGGGGTGGATTGCCTGTCGCGGTGCATATCGGGAAGGGGGTTGCCGGATGCGAGACTGACGCACGGCTTGCCAGCCGGGGCTTGGCACTTGGGACACATAATCTCTTTGGTCGTAGTCATTTGTCGTGTCCTTCGGTGGATTGCTCAGGCGCACCGGTTCGTCACATATTCGCCCTTGCTTCCTCACGGTCCTTGCGGTCGACGTCAGCGGCGATCGCCGCGTTGAGCCGGCTCCAGCGCGCCACCGCCTCGGGGTCCTTGTCCCGCAGCTTCCGGCCGAATTCCTCGTCGGCGATCAGCTTGTCGACCTCGGCCTGCGCCTCGGCGCCGGTGATCCCGAACCGCCGCTGCGCGCCGCCGCCGAAGATCAGCGAATCCTCGGCCATGCCGGCGCCCAGCCGCTGCAGCAGCTCCAGCGTCCTGGCGCTGCCGGGCTTGCCGCCGACCAGTGCAAAGCCGCGCTGGATGCCGGCGACGTCGTCGGCCGTGAGCTCAAGCGCGCGCATCGCCCGCTGCACGTCGGCCAGCTTGGCATTGCGCTGCTCGCCCCAGCCGGTCAGCACCGTCGCGGCGTCCTGATCCTCGGCGGTCCGCGTCGCCTCCAGCGTGTCCGCCTGCCAGGCGATGAAACCCTCGGCCAGCGCCTTGAACGCATTGGCCGGCACGCCCGCCTCGTGCGCGATCTTCTTCATCGGATCGGCGAAACTGGCATCGACTTCCTCGTCCTGCGGCATCGCGAATTCATAGCGGTCGGCCGCCTCGGGCACGCCGATCGCGGTGCGGAACGCCGCGACTTCCTCGGCCGTCGCCTTGTCGCCGGGCACGCTGATCTTGCCGCCGTTGCGCAGCGCCTTCTCGGCATCGCGATAGCTTCTGATCGCATCGTCGGCGGTCTTGAAACCCTTGGCCTTCAGCCAGTCCCGGTTGCTCGGGTTGGCGGCATCGCCGCCCTCGGCCGAAAAAATCCCCAGCCATTCCGGATCAGTGCCACCATCACCGCCGGCACCGCCACCATCGCCGGCACCAGCACCATCGCCGGCACCGCCAGCGCCATCATCGGCACCACCACCAGCGGCGCCACCAGCTCCAGCAACAGCCGCCGCCGCGCCGCCCGCCGATCCGGCGCCATCGTCCGCGAAGCACGCCCAGCGCGCATTGTCATCCGTCCAGTCCATCTTCCAGCTCCACAAGTTTCTGCACGCGCGCCTCATCCAGATTCAAATGCTGCACGATGCGCAGCCATGCCTCACGCCGGCCGGCCAGGCGCGCGGCGACGTGGCTGTCCGGCGAGAATGTCGTTCGATGGGCGCGACAGAAATCGCGCAGGTCGGCCAGCACGATTTCATGGTCGCGCGTCATGGCGTCCGGTTCGAACACCCGCTTGTAGGAACGCGCGCGGATGATCGCCATGCGCCGCAGGATGTTGTCGACGATCCGCCGGGCATGCACGCCGATCGGGTCGGTGATCGGGTGCGTCGCCATCAGACAAGGCCGGCGCGGCTGGCGATGATGAGCGCGCCAAGGATGATGATGAGCGCCATCAGCACCCGGTTGAACGGCTCCGGCACGGGCAGGTAGCTCACGCCCCACGCCAGCAGCGCAACGATCAGGATCACGAAGATCGCGAACACCAGCAGCTCAAGTCCCATTTCACCCTCCATCGGCCGGCTTTACCGCCGGCAATTCTGGCAGCACCGCCCAGCCAAGCACGGCCTCGGCGTGCAGCCAGATTTCCCCCTCCGGCCCGGTGCCGGGCCTGAACATGCAATGCACGAAACCGGAGCCGGTAAGGCTGGCGTCGTCGACCAGCACGCAGTCCTGCAGCAGATAGCCGCCGCTCATATACATCGAGACGCGCGTGCCGGCCGGCATGGTCGGCGGCAGTACCTCCCTGATCGCCGGGTCGCTCATGCCGCCATCCCCATCATCGCCCCGCCGCTGATTTCATTGGCCTTGGCCAGATCGAGCGCGGCGCCGGCCGCCTCGGGCACCACCGCCGCGGCCTGCGCCGCCTGCTCCTGCTCGGCCTTCTCCTGCCGGCGCGTGACCAGCTCCTCGTCGGTGACGATCCAGCTCGGCCGCACGCCGAGCACTTCGCCGACGTCCGGCATGGCTGCGTCGAAGTCGATGCGGTCGAGCGCGTCGGGCCGGCCGGCGCCGGCCGCCTGGACGCCGATCTCCACCCATCGGGTGAACGCCGATGCCTCCTGCGATCGCGCCATCTTCGCCAGCGGGTTGGTCATCACCACCAGCGGCGCCGCGCCTTCCTCCAGCATCTCGTCCGGCATCGGGTCGATCTGCTGCTCGCGCATCAGGATATCCAGCTCGCGCTCGACCATCACGCCCAGCTTCTCGGTTTCATAGCGGTCGGCAAAAGGCTGCAGCAGCACGCCCTGCTTGGCGACCATCTCCAGCACCTGCGTCGCCGTCATGCGATCGCTCGGGTCGGTCAGGATGCGGAAGAAATCCTCAAGGAAGGCGATGCGGATCGGCTGGCGCTCGCTCTCGACCAGCTCGAAACCGAACCGCACGTCGCCGCCGCCGGGCACCGCCGCGACCAGCAGCCGGCCGGCCTCGTCGACCAGCCCGGGATTGAGCCCGCCCGGCTTCGTCACCAGCCGCGAAATGTCGCCGTCGTCGTGAAAAGCCAGCGCAGGATCGACCGCCTTGTGGCCGGCGCGAAGGATCGTGCGCACCATCTGATTGACGCCCTTGATGCTGCCGAGCATCTCCATCGCGGGAGAGCGCCCGTACACTTCCGCCGGGCTGCTGACATTGCGCGACACCGCGATCGGCATCGAGTGATAGCCGCCCTGCCGGATAATCCACTTGGCCTCGATCGCAACATAGCGGCTGGCGACCGGCTTGCCGCGCCAGTCGAATTTCTGCGGCTCGACCTTCTCGTTGGGCCGCACGACATGCAGGATGTCGAACCGGGTTTCCTGCTTGTTGGGATCATAGCAGGCCTTTCTCATGTCCTCGGGCAGATTGTCGTCGCCGAACATCTGCTTGGCCTGCCTCGCACTCAGCGAGAACTTGCGGTGGATCGTGTCGACCCGGCCGCGGAAATCCTCGGCGATGAAGCACTCGCTCATGTGCAGCGCGCGATAGTAGAGGCCGCGGCCGCTCCAGTCGTCGATCAGCAGCGGGCCGGTGCCGTACAGCCCGAGCTGCCGCCGGTCCTGGCTGAACTGCACGCCGGCGCCGACGTGCGGCGCATAGCGGCACTGGAACAGCCGGTCGGTCGCATGCTCCAGCCAGAGCTGCACCGCCGGCACCTTCGCCAAATCCTTGTTGAGCACGGTCAGGCCGTGCCACCGCTGGTTCTTGGGCGTCGTCACCGCGCCCAGCGCGGCGTCGAACCGGCCGAGCCCCTGCGGCGCCGTCGGGTCGAACAGGCCCTGTCCGCGCAGCCCGCCGGGTGACTGGCCGGAAAAGCCGCCGGCCGCGACCGGATCGACGAACGCCTCGACGTCGCGATAGATCGTTTCCCACGGCGCCCGCTCGGTCTGCATCGCATCCTGCCGGCGCAAATCGGCAGCGACCAGATCGCTGTCCTGCACATCCTCGGCCATTGTTACCCGTCCCTTTTGTCAGGCTTTGGGCCGCCCCTGCGGGGGTTTGCCTGAGCGGCCCGCCGCCTGCAGCTCAGAATGTGATCGAATTGTCGATCGACACCGTCGTGTTGGGGTTGACGACCACCGGCGCGCCCAGCTCGCAATAGTCGATCTGCACGTCGTCGCCGCCGATCAGGCCGAACCCGTTCACCGTCACCGGCACCGCGGAATCGCCCAGCTTCAGCGCCACCCTCTCGGTGTAGAGCATCTTGCCGAGATGCGGCCGGAAGTCGCTCGCCGTCACGGCGATCGGCGGGAACTGCGTCAGCTCCTGCTCTCCGCTCGATGCGACCAGCGTCGCGCCACCCTTCAGCGTCTCGGCGGTCAGCTCGGGATCGCCGTCCATCGGCCCGATCGAGCGCGCCTCGGGCTCCTCCGGCGGCTTGCCCGGCTTGTCCGGCTTCTCCTCCTGCTGCCCCGGCGGTTCGCCGTGCGGATGCTCCGGATGGTCCGGATGCTCCGGCTTGTCCTTGTCCGGCTTGTCGGGCTTGTCGTCAGGTTTTGCCATCATCTGCTCCTTCGCTTTGGGCCTCATGAACCAAGTGTGATCTTGCCGCCCGCCGGCGCCTCGGCGCCGTAGGCGCCGGTGACAATGTCGGCGGCACCGCCTCGCCGGCGCATCAGCATGCTTTCGCGGTTGATCTGATCGCGCACCACGTCGCGCCGCGGCGGCAGCACCGGCGCCGGCACCTTGGGTTTCTTGAACAATCGCATCGCCTGGCTCCCTCACGGCTGATAGGTCGGCATCGAGCCCGGGCCGTAACCCTGCTCGACCAGCGCCGCCGCGCCGGGCCGGCGCCGCTTGACGCCGAACGGCGTGCCGGCCGTGTCCATCGGCGCGGCGCCGCCACCGCCGTCGCCCGATTTCTTCTTCAGCAGGCTGACCCCGCCGACCAGCGGACTGATGAGTTTCGCTGCATTCATGTCACCAGCTCCTTGCAGTTCTCGCCCATCCAGGCCCCGCATCGCAGGCAGTCGCCGGTCAGCGGACAAACGACGCTAGGCCTGGTCCGACAGCGGGCAGGCGTGCCCCACGATTGCATGTGCAGCTGCTCGCGCCGGCATCGCTCCAACGCCTCTTCCGATACGTCATAGGCCATGCGTCCGATCACCAGCTCCTCCCCAACTCGGAATAGTCGGATTCATTCACCACCTGCCGGCCGCGGCGCGGCTCGCGGCCGCGGATGTCGAGGATCACATTCTCGCCCTCCAGCGCGGCATATTGCTCGGCGTCGGCGACGTGGGTGAAGATCGTATCGGCGATGTCGAGATGGCCGCGCTGCTCGCCCTCGGCCATGTCCGCCTTGCGGTATCGGTAGCCGCCGAGATGGCCGCGGATCAGGTGCTTGCACCGCCGGTCGACGAGATAGCCGCCGCGCTCGGCCTGCGCCCGCCGGATCGCCTCCAGCCGGAGCTGCTCGCGGTTGGTCTTGGCGCGGTGGACCCGGTGCCCGACCGCCTTTTCGAACGGCCGGCGCCAGTCCAGTTCATTGTCCTCGCGGTCGTTGGCGGTGAACATCGCCGGGTCGCCGACGAACCGGATTTGCCCGGGCTGGATGCCGGGGAACCGCTCCAGCATCTTTTGCCGCACCATCTTGCCGAACGCCGTCGGCCCGATCTTGCGGATCGCATTGCCATCCTCGGACGTCGCCACGCATTCGTCCAGCGTGCGCAGCTCGCCCATGATCGTGCGCTGGCAGAATGCCACCGCGGCGTTGAGCCCGCCGTCGACGCCGGCGATCACCTTGCGGCGCTTGTCCCACGGGATATCGTCGACGACATGGTCGGCGAACACGAAATCGCCATAGACCGGCTGGCCGTGCTGCATCGGCACGAACTTGTTCTCGATCATCCGCTCGACATAGCCGGGCACCGATCGGTTGAGCGCCGCCTGGATCACATAATAGCCGCGCCCGCCCGGCAGGTTGTGCAAATTCTCGGCCAGCGGCGACCGGCCGCTCGGCTGGATGAACGTCTCGACCAGCGGCCGCCCGCCCAGCGCCTCGACCAGCTCGGGATCGGCCAGCTCGCCCAGCTCCTTCTCGATCGCCAGTGAGTACATGAAATTGTCGACATAGGGTGCGTTCAGCGAGCAGATGATCTGCGGGTCGACCACGAGCTGCGGATCAAGGTCGCTGAACCGGCCGACGCGGCCGGCGAGGAAGGCGATCAGCTCGCGCGGCTGCAGGTCCGTCTCGTCGACCATCACCGCATTGATTTCCCAGCCTCTGCACGCCTGCTCGACCGACTGGTCGCCGATCGCGCGGAATTCGACCTCGACGTCGACGATGTCATTGGCGCCATGCTCATCCTCGCCCTGGATCAGCCGGAGCTGGTGCGAATAGGGCGCCCGCCAGTTGAATTTCCCGTCGCTCTCCGCGTGCATCCGGAACCACGATGGCAGGATATTCTTGTCGATCTGCGGATAGCTCTCGCGGATCACGCCGAGCCGCGCCTTGCGCCACTTGCGGCCGACGTCGTCGGTCCGCGCGCCCTGCATCTGCCCGTTGCGCCGCAGCTTGCGCAGCGCCGTCAGGGTTTTCCCTGATCCGACTGGCCCGATGATAACCGCCACGAACGCCCGCGATCGCAGGAACGCATCGGCAATCGGCCCCGGCGAATTGAGCCGGCGGATTTCGGCCGGCGCGTTCATGCCTCGCCCTCGTCATCGAGCAGCCGCCCATGGCCGCCGCACATCGGGCAGGTTTCCAGCAGCCGGTGATCGAGCGGGCTGGTGACGACGCCGGTCGAGTTGCAGGAATCGCAACCGCTGGAATCGGTCACATCCATCAGGATGCGATCCAGACATTCGCCTGTGTGGCCAGGCGCGGCGCCGCAGCGCAGGCAGGGCTCCGGCCCGACAAGCTGCGTCCGCGTCATGCTGAACCCCCGATCGTCGGCGTGAGCAGCACGATCGCCGCAGCCAGTCTCTGCGCCTCCATCCGGGCATAGCCGGCGGCCAGCGGCACCTGCTCGAGCGTGCACTCGGGCAAGGTGTTGGCGAGATGCTCCAGCGCCTCCATGGCCCTTCGCATCGGCTCCAGCTCGATCGGCGCGCTCATGCCGCCAGCTCCAGCATCACCCGCTCGACCCGCAGCCGCTCGATCAGGTCGATCGACATCGCCAGCCGTTCCGAATCCTCGCGGTGCAGTTCGCCCTGCTGCTTTCTGCGCCTGTCCACCAAGGCCCTGATCTGCCGCTCCAGCGCCTCGCACATCAGCGCGACTTCATCGTCTGAGAAATTCATGCCCGGCACTCCAGCACGACGCGCCGCAACGGACATTGCAGCGCCTGACAATCATCCAGCGCGGCCGCCGAGCAGCGCGGGCAGTCATGGGCCAGCTCGTCGAGCGCCTGCAGAACCTCGCTGACACACCGCCGGCTGAACACCACGATCCAGATCGTTGCGCCGATCATGGCCGCACCCTCCCAACGTCCTTGAGCTTGAAGCCATCCGGCTGTTCCGGGTCGGCCTCAAGCCAGCCCTGGCAGAAAAGCCGCAGCCACGTCAGCGCGGCGAACCCGAGCTTCTGCTCTCCGGCCCAGGCGTTGCCATAGCGGTCTAAGGTGCCGCGCCCGCCGTGCTTGCCGAGCCGCTCCAGAGCGCGCGCGCCTGCTTTGGTGAGCGCCCTCACAGGAACAGCCTCCCCAGCGCGCCGCGCTCGTCGAGCACCGTCGAGATTTCCTGCATCGCGAACATCCGCCCGCACTCGGCCTCGACCGTCTCGGCCGACGTGTCGATCTCCAGCCGCGCATAGCGACGGTGCAGCTCGTCGGTCCGCATGTTCCGATATTGGGTCCGGTCGAGCGCGTATTTCATCACATCGCCTCATCAGGTCATGAAGGTGTTGAGCGCGTTGTAGAACGCCGTCACTTCGCCCTGCGACAGACCGGCGCCCCAATGCACCGCATGGATGCGGCGCGGCGAGAAGTTGGCCGGCGTGCCGGCGTTGTTGATGCAGCAGACGTTGATCGCCACCGTCTCCAGCGCGACCGACGCGCCCGCCGCCGTGACCAGCGTGCCGCCATCCTTGGCGCAGCCATTGTTGGCCGAATCCACCCGGTTGGCGATGTAATGGCCGATCGAGCTGGTCACCGCCTGCGTCACCGCGTTCGACGACTGCACCCGGAAGCTCGCCACCAGCGCGTTGTTGCTGACCACCCGGTTCTGATTGGTGCCGCAATCGACCCCGGTGCCGTTGAAGTCGGTGCCGATCCACGCGCCGAGATGGCCGCTGTTGGCGATGAACTTGGTGTTGGCGTTCACCGCCTTGCCACTGTTCAGATAGCTGGTCGTGCCATTGCCCTGGTAGCCGCCCGCCGCGCCGGCGGTGAAGGTCGGCGCATTGACCTCGCTCATCGCCTCGGCCGGGTTGACCGCGTTCAGCCGCGCCGCCTGCGCCGTCTCCTGCTGCGCGAACAGCGACAGCCAGTCGAGCTTGGCCCACAGGCCGGCGCCCTTCAGCGTGGCGATCAGCGTGTTGATGCGCGCCTTCAGCGGATCGGACGGCGCCGTCGACATCGCCGCGAAATAGGTCAGGCTCTCCGCCTCGTAGGTGATCGCGTCGACCGCCGGGCCGGCACCAAGCAGGGGCAGCGTCACCGCTCAAACCTCCGCATAGACCAGCTCGCCGCCGACCGCGACGGCTCCGCTGAGATTCAAGTTCAGCGCCTCGCCGGCGTTGGTTTCAAACCAGCCGACCGGGCAGAACGCCGCCGAGATGCCGCCATTGGCCGCGAAGTATTTCAGGCCCGTCTTGTCGTTGGCGGCTGACTGGAACTTGGCGTTGACCGCGCCGCTGGCAAACAGCGTGTAGGCCAGCACCCTGATCTTCTTGCCGCTGACCGCCGCGACGATCGCATTGGAGCCGGATGCGCCGACCTGAATCGACGCAAATTTCGGCGTGAGCTGGGTCTGCCCGTTGTAGACGCCGCCCGGCGACGCCGGCACCATTTCCTGATCGATGTCGCCGGTGCAGACGACGACGAGATTCTTTGATTCCGCATTTGGTCGTGACATCATCGAAACTCCACTTGGAAATAGCCGCCGTTCACTCCGCTCGCGGCAGTCGGGTTGTGGACGAAGCAACGGATGTGACTGAGGCCCTGCGTCGGCATCCACATGCCCATGCCGGCAAGCAAATCCTGCCCGCCGGTCTGACACTCGGCGGTGAACTGGCCCCGCGCCGAGCCAAGATCGTCCTGCGCCCAGCTCAACCAGTCGCCGGCGCTGCTGTTGTTCGCCGTGTGCAGGGTGGCCCGATATTCCTTCACCCCGTTGGGGATGTTGATCCGGTCGCTGTTGGTGACCGGATCGTGCAGCCCGAGCGGGTCCCAAATGTCGGTGCCGTCCCACAGCACCGCCGTGCTGACGCCGGCGCTGATCGCCTGCGCGGCGGACTTTTGGGCGATGCAATATTTGTGGTTGGCCGGGATTTCCTCGACACACACCCATGTGCGCCCGCTGCCCTCGGCGTTCCACGAGGCGACCGTGCTCCAGCTCGGGATGGTGATGATGTCGCCCGGCACGACGTCGAAGATGCGGCTGGCGATAGTCAGATATTTGGTCGTCGATGTGCCGTCGCCATATTCGTAGGTGACCTGCGGGACGCCGTTGATGTAGACCGCGATGGCACAGGCGCCGGCCACCGCCGCGAGTGACTTGGCGCCGGCGGTGACGCGCAGCTTGCCGGTCGTGCCGGCCGGAACGACGAGATTGGCGCCGCTCGTCCACAGGCCCAGCGTGTCGACATTCTCGACGTCCCAAATCAGCGGCGTGCCCGCGGTGCTCAGTGCCTGATTGGTGTTCTTCTGCAGGAACGTGTAGCGCGTGCCAGGCGCCAGCACTTCGACGCCGAACCAGTTCTTGTCGGTCTGCACCTGCTGCGACGTCGCCACCGCCGTTTCGAGCCAGTGCTGAAACCGCTCGCCGGCCACCGCCGGCAGGATCGCCGACAGCAGATAGGTCTGCGTGTCGCCGCCGGATTCGCCGCGCGACAGCGTATCACCGTTGAACCGGCCATAGGCCGAGACGCCATCATATTTGCGCAGGCCGGTGAAGATCGTCGAGTTGCTGACATAGCAGGCCGCGTGCAGCCGCATGAGCTGGATGCGCGGATTGCTGGGCGTCACCAGCGTCGCATTGTCGCCAAGCGACTCCCAGCCAGGCCCGTCATAGATGGTATTCGAATAGCGGGTGATCGCGGCGATCGCCGAGCCGATCGAGCCGGTCGACGGCACTTCCAGCAGCGCGCCATATTGGGTTGACCGGAATTTCGCGGGACCGGCCGCCACCGGCGGGAAGAACGGCGGCGATCGTCCCAGCTTGCGGTCCCAGAATTTCCGGTCGTGCATCATGTGAACTTGCCCACCGCCAGCGCCGACACGTTCGCCCCGGTCGTGATCCGCCAGCCGGCGGCCAGCGCGGTCGCCCCGATCGGCACCGCGATCGGCGCAAGGATCGGCAGCGCCACCGTGCCGCCGCCGACGAACAGGGTGATGGTCGCGCCGCCGGGACCGTCCTTGATCGAGACGGCGCCGCAGGCATCGGTCAGCGGCGTGATGATGATGTGCGAAAGGTAATCGCCGACCGCCCCGACCGCGCCGAGCACGGAATCGGTCGAACCGGCCGCGATCGCCTTGTAGTCGTCCGGGTCGTTGGCCGAGACGCCGGCCGACACCGGCAGCGGATTGGACGGCCCGATCGGCACCATCTCGCTGTCGATGTCTCCCGTGCAGGGGACCATCAGGTTCCTCGCTTCTGCACCTGGCCGTGACATCATTCGCCTCCGTTCCCCGGTAGATCATCCTCCGGCCGCGCGACGCGCACCGCCTCGCCGTCGATCGCCGCATCGCGCAGGTCGTGCCCGCCGATTTCCTCGATGATCTTGACGCCGAGAATCCGGGCGTCGATCGCCACCGGCTTCTTCGAATGGACGTAGGGCATCAGGCCCTCCGCGCAGCGGACGCGCAGGCTCTGCGCCTCGTAATAGCTCATGCTCTCCTCGACGGTCACCAGCCGGTCCTTGACGATCTTGGTAACGGTGCGCTTGCTCGCCTCGACCAGCAGCTCCGGCGGCGTCGTCTGGATTTGCATCATGGTCACCGCCGGGTCCTGCCCGAAGCTGCGGATGTACCGTTCGAAATCGTCGGTCCGCCGGTTGCGGACGCCCTGCGGCCGGCCGCGCCTGGTAGCTCGCGCGTGGCGCACGACGGTCAGGTCGCCGGCGTTGCCGCCCAGCTCCTCGCGCGCCTCGGCGATTTCCTCCGGCGTCGGCGGGTCGAGCAGGTCGAGTTGCGTTTCCTCGGCCTCGGCCGCGGCCAGCAGCTCGCGCGACGTGTCGACCGCCTGCCGGGCGACGGCTTCGAAGCCGTCCATTTTCTGCGGCGACGTCACGCCGCCCTCGCCCGGTTGACAGGCCTGCGGGATCGGCTCAGTGTCAGCGTTCCGCGACGATTCCGCCCGATCGGAGCCCATCCCATCCCCAACCCCAAGCCAGGCGGTGAAATTTCGCCACCGCTCCCAATCAGGTGCCCGATCGAAATCCTGACGCCATCCAGCGCCAGCACCCGGCGATCGTGGCGATCGGCTGGGGGGGGCCACCCCGGTCGCCGGCCGGATCGGCCGCGGCCGCGCCGGAAATGGCCGCGATAATGCCCCATTGACGGCGGCCGGCCCGAATGCGCCCATATTTCAGGCACATAGCCGGCCGGTTCCAACGCACCCGTTCCAACAACGCCCGATTCCGCCCCGTTTTCCGTCGGAATCGCCGGCCAGGCGCCGAGCGGCGCCCAAAACTTTCGCCGCCGATCCCGAGCTGCGGAGTGCAAATCGGCCGATCCGGCGCGCGCTCGACCGCGGCCGGCCGGTGCGATCCGATAAGCACCCTTCAGACAATTCGCCGCCGGCGCCTGGCCCGCGGCCAAGTGTCCCGTGTCCCTCTCGGCTGGGACACTTGAAGGGACAGCTAAGCCGCTGAAACAATAAGACAATAT